ATGGAGGTAGAGTTTTTCTACCTATTTAATGAGAGCCTGATCACCAGGGCCAGAAACTACCTGGTCGATGATTTCCTTCGCAGGGAGGAATATACACACCTGATGTTCATCGACTCTGACATCGGATTCAATGCTAACGATGTTATCGCGATGTCAGTCATCGCTAATCAACCAGAAAAAGACATCGTATGCGCGCCATATCCTAAGAAGTGTATCTCTTGGGAGAAGATCAAGCGCGCGGTTGATAAGGGCTTCGCCGATCGTGATCCGAACCAGCTTGAGCTGTATGTCGGAGACTATGTGTTCAATCCTACACAGCAGACCACGACCATCAGACTAGATGAGCCGGTTGAAGTGTTAGAAGGTGGCACAGGGTTCATGATGATCCGTCGTGAGACCCTAGTAAGATATCAGGCAGCCTACCCGGAACTGATGTATCGACCTGATCACGTACGTACAGAACATTTTGACGGCAGCCGTGAGATCATGGCTTTCTTTGATACTGTCATCGATCCTGCGACTAAGCGTTATCTGTCAGAGGATTACATGTTCTGCCAATATGCTCAGAAGGCTGGCCTTAAGACTTGGCTATGCCCATGGATGAGTCTGAATCACACAGGCACATACACATTCGGTGGTAGCTTGGTTGACCTAGCACAGATCGGCGCATCTGCTACTGCCGACTTAGATGTTCTGGGTAAGGCTAAGAAGATCGCGGATTCACAAAAGGGTTGACTTTTTCCGTGAATCATGATAAATTATAACTTCTGCAATGACATGGAGATTAAAGTGAATCTATCAACAGAGACCATCGAGGTCTTAAAAAACTTTTCGACTATCAACCCATCGCTGCTGGTCAAACCTGGTAGCATCCTTAAGACGATCCACTCCAAAAAGACCGTCTTGGCCTCGGCGAAGGTTAAAGAGACCTTCCCATCTGAGTTTGCCATCAGCGACCTGACCAAGTTCATCACGGTCTTGTCTGCTTATGACAACCCAGTTCTGACCTTCGAAGAAAAGCACGTGGTGATCAGCGATAAGGTATCCAGCACTAGGATCCTGCATAGCGGCATCGCCACTGTGACGCATCCTCCTGCTAAGGACATCACGTTACCCAGCGTCGATGCTACCTTCACGGTTAGCAACGTCGCCTTGACCAAGGTGCTTCGGTTGACATCTAGCTTGGGTCTACCGAACATCGTGTTGGTAGGTCGCGATGGTAAATCATTCCTATCAGGCACCAACGTCCTAGAGGATGTATCTGACGGTACTGATTATGAGGTCGGTGTGTCAGACAATGACTACAAGGCTGTGTTTGACATTGAGAACATGAAGTTGTTGCCGCGTGATTATTCTGTGCAGGTGACAGGTGGTATGGCTTATTTCAAATCCACTACAGATGACGTTGAATACTGGGTTGCATGTTCGACCCCAAAGAAGTGAATAATCCTTTAGACGTAAACCCCATCGTTCTCATGGGCTGGCTCCACAAGATAGTCAGACACGCCCGTGATACCAGGGGTAACGATCTTGAGATACTAGCCGGGATCCTTGCCGTAGCCATGAAAGGCTACGTCAAGTCCCTAGGCCACGAGCAGGCAGCGATGATGTTCTACGGCATAGGTGATGACCTGGCGGTCAATAACATTGATTATGATGAAGGTGATGAATATGACAGTAGAGACAAACCAGGATGAGTTTCTCTGGGTTGAGAAATATAGACCTCAGAGAATAGCCGACTGCATCTTACCTGATGCACTCAAAGCCACTTTTCAAAAGTTCGTGGATGATAAGAGCGTACCTAATCTGCTGCTAGCAGGTACGGCCGGCATAGGTAAGACAACCGTAGCCCGCGCATTGTTTTCTGAAATCGGTGCGGACTACATCATGGTGAACGGGTCACTAGACGGTACCATGGATACTCTGCGTAATCGCATCGTCGGTTATGCATCGACCGTCTCCCTCTGGGGTGGTCGCAAATACGTCATTCTTGATGAGGCTGATTACCTATCGCATCACGTGCAACCTGCGCTCCGCAATTTTATGGAGCAATATTCGCACAACTGCGGGTTCGTCTTGACCTGTAATTTTAAGAACAAGATCATCGAGCCTCTGCAATCGAGGTGTTCGACGATCGAATTTAGGGTGACCAACAAGGATAAGCCTGTCATCGCAGCACAGTTCATGGGTAGGGCATGTGAAATCCTAACCAAAGAAGGTGTGAACTTTGACAAGAAGATCGTCGCCGAGCTGATCAAAAAGCACTTTCCAGATTGGCGTCGAGTGCTCAACGAGCTTCAGCGCCATGCTAGCAACGGCTCGATAGACTCTAGCATCCTAAGCACAATGGCCGATGTCGATCTAAAGGATCTGGTCAAGACGCTTAAGGAGAAAGATTTCACGGCGATGCGTCGTTGGGTCGGACAGAACTCTACCGTCGATCAGAATACGCTCTATCGACAGCTTTATGATAATGCGTATGACCTCTTGAAGCCTTCGAGCATTCCTAACCTTGTCCTCATCCTTGCGGACTATCAATATAAGGCTGGGTTTGTGGTCAACCCAGAGATCAACCTGGCAGCCTGTCTTACCCAAATCATGATGGACTGTGAATGGGTATGACTGACGAACCCGAGGACATCTTCACCTTAGTGAAGGCGATAAGCAAGACCAAGCGAGACTATTTCAGAGATGATGCTACCTCTGAGAGGTCAAATAGGGTATACGTGCCCTTCATTGTCAACAAAGCCCTATCCTTTCATGTCGATACTATTCTATACTCGAATGAGGTCAATCAGAGAGGACACCTACCTAACCTGTTACAACACGACTATTTGATAAATACCATCAGGTCTCGAAGCCGAAAGCCTGAGAAATGGCCAAAGCCTTTTGAGGACAAAGACATAGACGCCGTAATGGAATACTATGGTTGTAACTATAATCGGGCCAAGGAGTATCTGACCATCCTGACAAAGGACCAGCTCTCCGTAATCCACGATAGGATATTTAAAGGTGGGGCTGATGACAATAGACATATCAGAGATGGTAGAAATCCGGCTAAAAAGCCCTGAAGATTTCTTAAAGATCAGAGAGACATTGACCAGGATAGGGGTTGCATCTAAAAAAGATCAGACCCTATATCAGTCATGTCATATTCTTCATAAGCAACGTCGATATTTCATCGTGCATTTCAAAGAGCTTTTTGCTCTCGATGGAAAACCTACTAATTTCGACGATGATGACATGATGCGTAGGAATACGATAGTTAATCTGCTAGCTGAATGGGGATTGGTAGAGCTGGTTGATCCGGCAGCCACCAAAGATAAAGTTGCGCCGATCTCTCAGATCAAGGTCCTCTCACACAAGGAAAAGGGTGAGTGGAACCTTCAAGCAAAGTATAGCATTGGTAAGAAAAGGACACCCTAATGGCACAACCAGTTATCGAGGCTCTTAAGGTAGCTCTCGCAGATACCTTCACTTTTTATCTCAAGGCTCACTATTTTCATTGGAATGTGCAGGGTCCTGACTTCAAACAATACCATGATCTTTTTGGTGGCATCTGGGAAGAAGTATTTGGTGCGGTTGATCCTTTAGCCGAGTTTATTCGTACTATGGGATCATATGCACCGGGTACACTTGGTCGTTTCAAGGAGCTTACAACTCTAGTGGAACTTGATACTGTACCAGAAGCGCGTGAGATGGTTCTTGCGCTAGCTGTAGATAATGCTAAGGTTCTACAGTCAATTAAAACTGCATTCTCCGAAGCCGAAAATGCTGGTGCTCTCGCAGTTGCTAATTTTCTACAAGATCGTATGGCCGCGCATGAGAAGCACGGCTGGTTCCTTCATTCAACCCTGGGAAACAATGTGAATGACTAATTTCAATATGGTTGCTGAGTTTATGAATGCCGCTGAGCAAGATGTGCATACTACACCAGCTTGGCCTGAAGATAATATTAGGCTTCTTCGATATAAGCTAATCGATGAGGAACTTACAGAACTTCATGAAGCGATGGTCAATGAAGATATCGTTGAAATCGCTGATGCACTTACCGATTTGCTTTATGTTGTATATGGTGCCGGTCATGCCTATGGTATCGATCTGGATCGATGCTTCGCAGAGGTTCATCGCTCCAACATGAGCAAGTTCGTCGATGGTAAGCGCATCAAGAATGCCGATGGTAAGGTGATGAAACCTGACACCTATAGCCCGCCCGATCTATCATTTTTACTTCCTGAGATGACAGACTTGCCCTTGACAGAAGAATAGTTATATGATAAATATAGACAGCATTGCCCAATAGGGGATGCTTTCTATATCAACCCTCGCTTAACGAAGGAGGAACCAATATGGTTTTATTTCCCGATTTGTCCAAGCTGGACACATTCTCAGTCGGCTTCAATGAAGTCTCAAAGCGTCTGCTAGAAGCCCACGAGAATCTATCAAAAGCAGTGCCCGGCTGGCCTCCCTACAACATCGTCAAGGTCGACGAGAACAAGTATGTCATTGAGCTGGCTGTCGCTGGCTTTGGCAAGTCTGACCTTGAGATCGAGATTCAGGAAGGTCGCCTATTGATCCGTGGTGCCACCAAGAGCGATGAGAAGGCAAACTTCCTGCATAAAGGAATTGCTGATCGCGCCTTCCGTCGCGAGTTCCATCTCGCTGATACGGTGGAAGTCAAGAATGCGGAGATCGTCAACGGTCTGCTGAAGGTATGGCTGGAGAATATCATTCCAGACCATAAGAAGCCGCGCAAGGTTGACATCGAAGAAACCGGCGATACCCCTAGTAAGAAGTCAACAAAGCAACAGCTCAACGGGTAACCCGTTGGGTCTTTTTAAGGGGAGAGGCAATCGCCTCTCCCCTGTTTTCATTTGGAGGAAGATATGTTTCATAGAGCAATGACTAAAATACGCACGCTATATACAGAATGGTGTGAGAGTCAAGAAGTTGCATTTGCGCTGGCCGACCATCGGATTGCGAAAGAGCATCGGATCTTGCTTCAAGCCAAGCTAGATGAACTCAATTCAAATAACCGCTAGGAGGCACTAATGCTGACAGCAGATATCCTGCACAAATGTTTTCCCAAGGCCAACAAGGACAACCTCAACAAGTATGCTGATGCGCTAGTCGCAGCCTGCGAAGAGTTTGAAATCAACACACCTAAGAGGGTTGCAGGGTTTCTGTCTCAGGTCGCACATGAGTCTGCTCAGTTCAGCGCGGTTAAAGAAAACCTCAATTACAAGGCTCAAGCCTTGACTGCGCTTTTCGGATCACGCATCACGGCCGCGCAAGCTGCCGATGTGGGTCGCGATGATGCGACTAAGAAGCCTGCTAACCAAGAAGGCATCGCCAACATCATCTATGGTGGTGCATGGGGTTCTAAGAACCTGGGCAATGTGAACGAAGGTGACGGTTGGAAGTTCCGCGGCCGCGGTCTGATCCAACTGACAGGTCGTAGCAATTACACCAACTGCGGCAAGGGTCTTGGTAAGGATCTAGCTGAGGATCCATCATACGTTGAGACCCCAGAAGGCGCCGCCCGTTCTGCTGCGTGGTTCTGGAAGTCTCGCGGCCTAAATGAAGTCGCTGATACAGGCGATGTCGT